TCGTTTGCGCGAAGGAAATCTCTATCAATGCTCTGGTGCCAGGAGGACATGGCGTCTTCAGCCGCATTTACGTCCACGATGTTTTGAGTTATTGCCTCATTGGCCTTGATGATGGCTTTTTCAAGCCTATCAATGTTGGCGGCATAATCCTTGGGATCCAGCGTAGGGCCCGCGGCCGGAGTCGGGCCCGGTGCAGGCGCAGGACCAGGGGCCGGGCTGGCGGGCTGTTGCTGTGCCAGTTGCTGCAGAATTTGGTTTAAATTTCTAACTGCTTCGTCAGTAAGTTCAGCCATCTATCTAACTCCTACTGAATAAATGGCCACTTTAAGCCAGTTTCAAATTCAAATTGGTCGACGGCGTCCTGGAGCTGCCATTTAGAATGCATGCTTTGAGCATCGTTGAGGCCGTGCTTTATAAAAGAATCCATGTAGCGCTTTTCCCGCTGAAGTGCAGTAAAAAAAGATGTAATCTGGGCCGGGCTCCCACCCATGCTAACTTTCAACTCTGGTGCTTGGCCGCCGTACAAGCTTTGCATCAAGAAATAGACATCATTAGAAAAATCGGTATACGAATTCTCGTTTAAAGAGGTCTTATTCTTGTGATCTAAGTTGAAATAGAGTTTCTTCGACATTTAGAGGCCCTCAATAATTAAATAGTACAGAAACCAAAAACGCAATCCTATTTGCGATTCCACGCTTTCTCTTCCTCTTCGTGTTGAGTCTTGTACTCTTTAATTAGTCTCTCAACAAACCAACGTCGAAGTTGGATTGGTAAGTTATAGGCCTCAAAAAAGGACCAGCCACCGTGATGCTTAAGAACAAAAAGTTCTTCGTAGACCCTAGCCTGATAATCAGTCCCTAGGCCAAAAAAACTCTGCCGTTAGCGGCATTACCACCTTTCCACCGTAAGAACAACTCTCGCATGTAAACTCGTGGTCCAAGTCCACATCGGGCTTAATGCGTTCATATACTCGACGCATGTGGCGCGAATCTAACGCAGGCATCAATTCAACAAAACGATTGATCATCGAGGTATCTGTCACTCCATTGATAGAAACTATAACTGTCTTAAGTAAATCGGTGCTGCGCGTGTCGGGTAGGTTCATCTTTTTCTTTCTTTCCGTCGCGGTACTTAATTGTTTTTCTAAACGCGTAGTGAGGAGGCGCACTTCGAGTTCAACCTGAGTAGTAGGCAACGTAAATTTAAACGTTCCCTCTACCGTCTCCTCCACCTCTTCTGGCAAATCCTCTACCAGACGGAGAGAGAGCGACTCTAGATCGAATTCTGCTTCATTGACGTTAGCACACGCAGGACACGTTACCCGTGTGACATATACAGGACCAAAACCGCTAATTCTAGAGGCGATAATTAAAGCATTTTTATCGCCGATCAAAAAATCGTCCAAATCAAGACTTTGATTAACCAATAATGCCTGAAGCATTCGATCAAGGGCGACTCCTTTGCGCAACAGTGATTCACTAGTTAGGAGATCTTCTTCTTTTGCCGTCATATGACGAATTTCAATAGATTCCAAACCGGCGAGGGAAGATCCTTCCTCATAAAAGCGCCCCTTACTGGGAAGCTCCACAAATTCGGTTGGTGTTACAAATGAAAAAATGTCAGTTGTGAGTGTTGTCGTAGCTGCGGCAACAGAGGTGTCTTCGGGGATGGGGGCAGCCATCCGGTCCGAATTTCTTTTTCGAGCCATTAATTACCTTCTTTCTTTTTTACCTAAACTCCGGCCGCGGCGTCGACCGCAGGGCCAGACAGGTAGATAGCATAATCATAACGCATTTGAACGGTAACATTAAGGAGCTCTGTATCATTATCGTAACTTAAGTCGCCAAATGTAGCATTTGTAATAAATGCATTAATAAGCTGCCACTGGCCCACATTGCCACCTTCTCCATTAAGTTCCTCAATCGTAACGTAGCCGAGCTGATCGAGGGCATCCGCCTTGTTCACTGTACCCGGCAATTGATCACCAGTAATAATACCTTCCTGAATGTCGGGCTGAAGATATCCCATCCCAGCAAGTGCTCGTAGAAGAATTTCATTCCCATCAGGATTGATAGCATTAACAATTACTGCAGTAACTTCATTCCACTCAACAGAGCCGGGATAATAATAGGTATTACCGAGAAACTTGTGAGCCGCTGTGCTGACTGTATAAGCTGGCTTCGTCACGGACTTGGCAAGATACTTTGCATACGTGAATTTAGCCTCTTCACTAATGAGTCCCGGGATTTCTAATATAAAGCGATGTGATCGTTTTGGCTCCGATAAAGCGCTGTTCCAGAATGGCATGATTTAGTTTCTCCTTGTAAGTCCTAAGTTATATAGTGGGGGAGGTAGAAACCCCCCCATTATTAATCATCAAACGATGCTCCTGTTCGTGTGATATTGAAATCAATAGCAATGTACTCAATCGCCCTAGTCGGCTTCAAGAAAATCCGTGCATACATGATGTTTCTATCTACCAAGTCCGGAGTCGTCGTTGTCTCATCAAGGACAAGTTTGTAATCGGACAGGCCGAAGTTTGTCTTAATGTCGGCGAGAATCGGTGTCACCCGCGAAATAAAGCGGTTCCAGGTTGTCTTGACATTGGGGTCAAACAGTAGAGTAGCCGCAACGCGCGAGATACGCTTCTTCACGAAGATCATCAGGCGCCGTACGTTAATGCGATCCAAGGCCGAAGGAGTCACCTGAAGTGTCTTCTGACCGAAGATTACAATACCCTCTGCCGGGAACTTGGCGATTGGGTTAATGTTCGCGGAATAAAGATCGTCTCGATCCTTGCGACGCAGCTGGTGTGCAACATCCGTGACCGGAATGCCAGCGGCACCCTCAGTTAACCCGCCGCGATTGAAGCCAGCTGGAGCAAACCAAACCTGAGTCTTCTTCTGCGAGCTTGAGAACGTTCCCAAGGCAGCCACAGAGGGAGGCAGCCAGACCATCGACCCGTTAATGGTGTCGCGGCAGCGTAACCAGGGGAAGAAAGTACAGCCATAAGAGTTATTTAAAGCGCGCGTACGTAAAGCATTGATTACGTTTGCCAACTCTGAGGCTGTGTTGTTCCGAGCGGAGGTGGTACCCTCAGCACGGGGCTTGTAGCCACCTTCCAGGTCAACAATAGCCAGTGCGTCGGCGCGGTCCTCACAAACATTCATTAAGTTGGTCGTCAAACCGGGCTGCTTGAGTCCCGGGATGGTGGCCAGATTCATCTCGACCACTTCCGGATCGGAGATGGAGTCGATCGTACGACGAATAGTGTTAAAAGTGTAACTATTGTTATCCGTGGGGCTAGACGGGAATCCACTATTTCGGAATGGGTTAAGCTCAGTAATGTCTAAGCCGTCAAAACCACCGTACAGTGGAACAGTAAAGCGATCATAGCCTTTATCAAGGACGCCAGAAATCGCGCCGCTTACGTTGCTTAGAGCCGTACCAGCAGCATGAGAACCCGACAGCCATGTGCCGTCGTCCTTAACATCATCTAAACTGAAGTACATGGAGCGCGAGCGGATGCCAGCACTCGTCCCAGCAAACATGTTACCCACCTCAGCGCCGCGGGCTCGTAGGACGTCAATGTTGGAAGCATCAAAAATGGTTCCACCAACTGTCCGAGTAGTCTGCATGCCGAAATAGGCGTCTGTCGCATTAGGCAAGTCGCCATCGGAAGCACTCAAACGAAGTTCGGGAACAGGGTATGAAATAGAAGCAGTTAACTTGCACGTATGGCGGAAGAAGTTGCCGTCGGCCGTGGGAAATGTGACCGAACTACTTACAATCAGTGCGCCAGTACTAATCGAGCCGGTCACTGCGCCGGTGCTCTCCTCGATGCTCGGTACCGACGGTCGCGCGAGATTAGCGAGGGTAGACCCGGTAATCCAATTACCAGCCTGAGTTTGCTGATAAATGGCTGCTTCATCATCATACTTAATAATTCCCCTGAAGCCAAATGGCAGCAGCGAAGCATCTTCTCCAACAACGTCCTCGTTAACAGAGACGCGGATGTACTTAGATTGATTATCCCACTCGCCAGCTTCCACATAACGACGCTCAGACGTATTCCACGTGGTATACCTATCGCCAACTTTACGGGCAATATAATTCAACGAGTTGGGGTTGAGGTTTAGATCATTAAACTGCTCCACCACTTGCACAACATTATCAGAGTCACCGAGTCGACGAACAACCAGTGAAAATGTACCGTAAGGGTCTGACTCATTAGTAGACACTTTGATATCTTGAATCGACACCTTAAGACTGCGATTGGTCCAATCGCCTGCATCATTAAGCGCAATAACGCGGAAGAGTGCTGGCATCGCTTGGATGTCGAAGTTGTTGCTAGTTTCGGCGCGCTGGACGGTGTCACATCCGATAATGTAGGGGGTTTCTGCACTTTGTACGGCGGCGCGGTGATTGTCCGCATCGCCGTCAGTTGCATTAGTTAAATCAATCAAAGCTGCGAAAGTCTTTCCAGCGGTTGCAGTAATCACTGACTTCACATGGCGATCGAAACTCTCACCCAACCAGTAGTTTTTCTCGTTAGCTACGATGTCAGTGTTTGTTCGCTGGGGGGTGGTATTAAAAACTTTTCGGATGTATTTGGAACTGTTGACATCAAAATTGAAGACGGTCTGCAGGTTGGCGTTGTTGTAGTCCGAATCGTTGATGAGCATGCGAAATTCATAGGCTTTACCAGTATCCTTTACAACGACATTAGAACCACTAGTCGTCGAGCCGCCGGCCCAGCCGGCAGATCCAATGGGGGTGGCGGCATTGTCGCTGAGGGTAGCGATGGCGCCGCTCATCTGTAAGTAAGTGGTAGCAGTGGTTGTATAAAAAATAGCTGCGAGGGCGCCCTCAAGAGAACCGCTCTGCGAAACTCCCGTACTAGGGTGGGCGCCCTGATAGGCATCGTTACTAAAAATAACAAGACCCCAAGCCTTGCCATTGGTGCCGGCATCCCAGCCAGCAACGCCAGCGCCGGATGCAGCGTCCGCCTGGGCACCGAGAAGACGAATATAGGTTAGAGGTGAACTATTTCGAAGGTACGCTTGTGCGGCGTATACTCCATAAGTAGGGGCGGTGGTGCTGGTGCTTCCTTGTCTCCATACGTCACCATTAACATTTCCCGCGGAGGGGGAACCAAACACGTGAACAAATTCCGAGAATGAGTTCACCGTGACGGGCCGCAAGCTGGGCCCCTTCTCGGCGCGGCCTATAACGACAGGGCCGATGGCTGCGGGGAGTGCCGGCAGCTGAGAGTTATCGATCTCGTTGACGAAGACTCCTGGTGATACAAATCTAAAATTTTTGACTGACATTCGTTTTTATCTCCTAAACCTGGGATATCGTTATTAAATAGTATTGACCGGACGCAATGGAGTCTAATCTCTATAAAATCCGTCCTTAAGGTTGTCGGGGATATCCCCAAAAATTACCTTTTCTCTGGAAAGCTTAAACTCGACCGCATTTTCGCGCTTTACAATTACGGGTTGTTCTTGGTTTTCACCCTCTCCAATTAAATATCCTAGTACTTCAATATTTATAGTGTTTTCATAGTTGCGATGCTCCATACCCAGGTCGGCAGCGTTGGAGCCATTAGCAAAATTACCATCAATAAATACTTCATAAAAGTGTCCAGCCTCTTCAATTCTTTTAGGCATCCGAGAATTGCCCGGAACAGTAATAAAAGGACGAACGAGCTCATTCATTTGCTGTTGATACTCCGAACGCAAGTGCACCTCATATTTAACCAGGATCCAAGTAGGGATGGGCATCGAGATTGTTTCGTATACTACACGCTGAACCGACATATTCCTTTTGTTGGAATTCTTCATTTTGCTGGCCACCTTTTTATCGGGGCCGTAACTTCGTGCAGCGAAAGCATTTTGGAATTCTGCCGTTTTTTTCTGGTTGATGCGGCGGGCAGTCGTTATAACTCCTCCACGAGCACCCGGAACCGCATACAAATTAGCGTAGGCTGTGCCTTTGCGCTTAGGATCTTTTACAACGGCGGATCGATGAACCGTCACTAAGGGAAGTATCAAGGTTTGCTCCGTGTCTCGAAGCTCTTTATTATTCCATGCTTTAATCTGATAAGAGCGTTCAGCTGTCACCCACAAGACAGGCACTTTTTTGAACCCCTCGCTGGTTGTAGCAAAAAGCTTTATTTCTTCATCAATAAACTTATAAAAGGCTCTGTCAATAGTCTCCAAACTGGAAGCCATAAACTCAATTTCTTGAAGTTTCTGCTCAACAGACTTATCCCCCACATAATCAAACTGATCTGCTTTTTTATTTCGAAGCTGCGATTCTGTTTTTTTACTTCTTGACATTGGTACT